TACGGACGAAGATATTATAAGAAATAAAATTATTTCTAAAATTTTAAATGCCCTTTATGACTAAATAATGATATAATACTGGAGGCTTCATGCCTACTTACGATTACAATTGCAGATCTTGTGGAAAGACTTTTGAGCAATCGCGCCGCTTTAATGAGCCCGCTTCTCCTTGCGTCTGCGGTAGTTCAGACCTTGCTCAAATCTTCCATCCTCCAAATATTTTTATAAAAGGCGAACCAACAACTCTTGGTCAACTTTCTGAAAGAAATACGCAGAAATTAGGACGTTATGAACTTGACGATAAACGAGAAAAGCAAGCAAAAGGAGACAATAAAAAAGAAACTCCTTGGTATAAAAAGTCTGGAACATCTTCGGCTTCAGAAATTCAAAAGATGAGCCCAAAGCAAAAGGCCAATTATATCAAAAAAGCTACAAAATGAACGAAGAACTACCGACTCCTCCAGAAAGGGTTCGTAAACCTAAACTAAACGATCTTGGGCAGCATGAGATTTCATGCGCCGACTGCGACTCTGTACTTTTAATAATGATGCAAACTCAAGACACAGACTTTGTTAATAAGTTTAAAGTTGAGAACTGTCCAAAATGCGGAGGCGAAAGCTGGCTCAACACATTGATAGGTAAATATTTTATCGCTCAGGCAGAAGGTATGACTATCAAAAACATGACATTTGATGAAGAAACACAAATTATGAAAATAAGGATGCAATAATGGACGTGTCAGAATTTGAACCGAAGAAGGATGTACTATACTCTTACCTAGATAAAAGTGGTAACGAAGTAATGAAAATAAATACGGCAGTTGCTTATGTTGCCTCTACTTACAATCAGGGTCAAAAGGAGCCTGATAAAAAGTACTATATTAAATTTTTCCGTGGAACTATATTTGACCCTCATGGGATGGATGCGGCAAGGGCTGGTTCCAGTCCGTCAAACGCTTCCCCTTTAACCGGAGAATTTAAGAAGGTTAATCAAGCGGTCTTTGCTCATTACTCAGATTACTTAAGAACTCGTCACAATAATAGTTTAGTTCGAGCAGGAAGAGAATATATAAATGTCTAATAAAACCGGAAGACTAACAAAAATAGAGAAATTTTATATAGCAAACAACTTAGATAAGGATTTAGAAACATTATCTAAAGATCTTAATCGTACCAAGACAGCTGTTAAAAAACACGTAGAGTCCTTGCAAGACACTGGTCACACAACAACGACTAGAGACAATGAAGAAGAGGAAAGTGTAAGTGACTTAATGGGGCGTAAAGAAGACCGAGGGGTTACTATAATGACCCAAGCTGCTTCACAGGTTGCCGACTCGACACGGAAGGGCAGACTAAACACCGCTGGAAACCAAGACTCAATCCATATAATTAAAAAAAATGACTGAATTAGTATCTAAATCAATTGATCAGTATCTTAATGTTTACGCGGACACTAATCCTATATGGTGGGTTGAGCTAGACAATGGAGAAAAGGTTTACCAAGATGACGATAGGCCAAGCATGGATCCTAGCAGTGCTTGGCTTAGACTGAAACAATATTGTGAAGAAGAAAACGTTTCAATTAAAACAATCTATGTAAAAAATAGATCTGTTCAAAAATGCGTATGCTCAGACGCAGAGGGGTATACTTTTTGCAAGGCGGCAGGCGCATTAATGTTTGGAGGAGAAACAAGTCATTCGTTTCTTTTTGGCGAAATAAAAGACGGTGTTTACAGAGTGACGAAGGTCAATTTGCCAGAGATGATTATTGATAGACCTGAAAAAAGAAATATTGAAGACTATAAAAACTTGTTGATAAAAGGTTCTAAAAAAATTGAAGAAATACAAACATAAATCAAATGGAAAATCTTGTAACGCAGCTCAATATATAGCAGAGATGGTCTGTCTTAGAAAAGCCGAAAAAGAAAATATAGGCAAGCCGGCGTATGCCTTATGGAATACCAAAAGATGGAAGAAGGAATTCCAAAGTCAAGTAACCAAAGCTTATCAGTTACTTAAAAAATATAGCGACAAAGCTATTCTTGCAGCTTTAAATTCATACAAAGGAAAGAATATTTATTCTCTTCGTGTAAAATTTCTTGAGCCTATTATTAAAGGAGAAGAATTTAAACTGAACAAAATTGAAGAGTATAGACAACCCCCTTTAGAATTTAAGGATGCTACTAAATCAAAACCAAGAAAACAGTACGGACAAAAAAGTCAAATGAATTTCCTAAGAGGGTTAGATGGCCAAGAAAAAGATAGTGACAAGTAGTGACATTTACAGTGCAAATAAACAAATCACTAAAGACTTTGGTGATGTTGTAAGAACTGGTAATGAACTTTTTAAAGATATACAAGACAGAAAACTTTTACCTATTAGCCCTTCTATTGACTATGCGATAGGGGGAGGTATTCAAGAAGGTAGTCTTATACAGCTTGCTGGAAAGCCAAAATCAGGAAAAACGACTACTGCTATTCAGTTTGCAGCTAATTGTCAAAAGCCCGAGAATGGGTCTAGGCCTATTATTTATTTTGACGTAGAGGCTCGTATTGGTAGAAACCAGCTAGAAGGCATCGAGGGGTTAGATAGAGAGAATATTCACTTTATCATACCTAGAGATGGAGTACTCGCCGCTGAAGATGATTTTAGAATCATGGAGCATTATATTAAGAATGTAAGAAATTGTGTCGTAATAATTGACTCTGTTTCCACAATGGCTTCCCGAGACGAGCTTGATTATAAATTTGATAAACAATTCAGGAATCCTGTTATGAAGTTGATGTCTTCTTTTACTAAGAAGATAGCGCACATACTACCGCAGCAGAGGGCAGTAGTGGTTTCAATTAACCATATTATTGCCGACTCTAACCCTCATACTAGATCAACAACAATGGTTGACGGCGGGAATAAATTAAAGTATGCGGCAAACTATATATTACATATTACCCATACTAGACCTTGGGAAGAGAGTAATGAAGTAGTTGGTCAAGAGGTTCACTGGAAAGTGGTGACATCTCACGCTGGCGGATTTCCAAACACTCCCGTTACTAGCTATCTCAGATATGGAACGGGTCTCGACTGGAGAAAAGAACTGATTGATCAATGTTGCGAGATACCTCCCCTTATCGAAAAGGCTGGAGCATGGTACTATCTCAACTTCATTAAAAAAGAAGATGAGGAAAGAGGCCCAAGCTTTCAAGGGTATAAAAAATGTATTGACCATTTAAATGAAAATGACATGTGGGACGAACTTAAGACCAAGCATAAAGAAATTTTTGAATGAAGGTAATCGGTTTTGACGGTCGGGAGAGGTCTATTAACTTCTCAAGGTACTATGTTTACGATGATGACACCCGTCACAAATCTAATTTGCATAAAAAAGCAAAAAAAGTATTGCGGGAAGTTTTTCCATATGATACTATATACGAAGAAGTTGCTCTCTTGGGGTCAAGCAAAGGGTCTTCACAAACCCTTCGTGCAGATTTTTTCATCCCAAGCAAAAATTTGGTAGTGGAAGTTCATGGTAGACAGCATTACGAATTCATTGCTCGATTCCATAAAAATAAACTTGATTTTTTCAGGTCTCAAGCAAGAGATAAAAACAAAGAAGAGTGGTGCGAACTAAATTCTCTTGACCACGTATCGTTAAAATATTCGGAAAAAGTTGATGAGTGGAAACACTCCCTACGCAATAAATGATTTAGATAATCTTGAATCATATCTACAGAAATACACCGAAGAAGAATGCTTGTTCCACGCAGAAGTAAACGAAGAAGTTAAGACTATACTTAACTTAAAAGCTGAAGACCTAAAATCTTTAGGAGCAGCAGATTTATACGTAGCTTCATGTCTAGTAACAACCTATGTAACATATCTTGGCTCTAGGCTTGGACATCATGAAGCCATATTCAAATGGTGTAAAGACACAATAAAAAGAGTAGTGGCAAAAAACACAGAGCAGTATGACAAGTTCATGAAATACGAACAAAAGGTTGAACTGATAATACTAGCAGATGACTTTGCGACTAAGGTAGATCATGCTCGTAGATACGCTGAATACAAAGTCGGAATGATAAAAGAAAAAGTAGAAGACCTAAGAATCTATAGTGATAGGCTTGAGAAATTAGGAAGGGTAAGAAGTTATGAGTCCTCTAGATAAAATTAAAGAAGGAATACAAACAGATGATATGGAAAAAGTTATTGACGGCTATAAAGACCTTACTGGGGAAAAAGTCTCAAGAGAAAACTCAATTGACAGAGGATCCACAGCAACCCCCAAGGAAGAGATGCCAGAACAAATGCGGGTGCCAGAAAAAGTAGAGGTCAATAAAAGTCATGACTTCACTATGTCTACCAGAAAAGAGACTGGTGAAAAATCTAAGTTTACAAAGTCTCAAAAAATAGATGTTGGAAGCAACACATTTGTAGACGATGGCGAAGAGCATAAGGATGATGTTACGCCAGATGTTTCTTTATCACCTAGAAACAGAAGTGCATACCAAGAGGTTGAAGTAACATGTCACGTATGCGGAAGTAAACATAGCATAAACCCTATGTTGAAAGCTGGAGAGTTTCACCGTTGTAGTAAGTGTGTAGGATAATGAAAGAAAAAAGTAAACATAGTACCGCATCAGAAGGAGCCGTTTTAGCAGGAATACTGCAATATGGCTCTGATGCATTTGTTGACGTCAGCGATATTGTAAATATATCGACTTTTACGCAAGAAGAAAACCAAATAGTCTTCGCTTGCTTATCAAAGGTTTTAGAAAATAGCTCTGTTGTTGATCTACCCTCTGTTCTAAGTGCCGCCGAGAGCTTAGGACTGTCTTCTGCTTATACAGAAAGGGTTCCTAAAGACTATATAAAAAATCTTCTTGGGTTTAGTATAGAGCTTGAAAATGTCAGAAACCATGCTGTCAAGTTAAGTAAATTAGATTTGACCCGAGACCTTATACGTGCAGCCAAGCAGGTTATCGCTAATGCGTCTGAAGTAACAGGTGATGAATCAATAGATCATTTGCTTAGAATGGGCGAATCACCATTCTTTGAACTCTCCTCTTCCCTCAATAATTCGGTAGAGAATAAACCAACAGTTTTAGGAAGCGACGTAGATGAATATGTTCAATATCTAGCAGATAACAAATGCGAGATGTTGGGAATCAGTAGCGGGTATAAAAGATTTGACCAAGCTATTGGAGGAGGTTTCAGAAGAAAATGCGTAGACCTTATTGCGGCTAGACCAAAAACTGGTAAGAGTATGCTTGCTGATAATGTTGGGTTTCATATCGCTGCAAATCTGAATATTCCAGTTCTTATACTAGATACAGAAATGTCTAAAGAAGACCATATCAATCGGCTTCTTGCAAGGTTTAGTTCTATTTCTATTAATGATATCGCTACTGGCAGTTTCGCAGATAGTAGTGCAGGCAAGGAAAAGATTGGCCAAGCGTCTGCTAAATTTAAAGAAGCCCCTCTACATTATATATCTATTGCAGGAAGACCGTTTGAAGAAACCCTGTCTATCATGAGAAGATGGATAGTTCAACATGTCGGGACTGATGAAAATGGAAGAACTAATGACTGCATGATTATCTATGATTATCTAAAGCTTATGCATTCTGCACAGATAAACGACAACATGCAAGAGTATCAGGTTCTTGGTTTTCAGATTACCGAATTGCACAATTTTACAGTCAAGTATGATGTTCCATGTTTAAGCTTTGTTCAACTGAACAGGGACGGGATAACAAAAGAGTCTACAGACGTAGTTAGTGGTTCTGACCGTCTTGTTTGGCTATGCTCTAGTTTCTCTATCTTTAAAACAAAGTCTGATGAGGAAATTGCAGAAGACGGTGGAGCAAGTGGTAATAGAAAGCTAATCCCCCTAGTTGCTCGTCATGGCGGAGGATTAAATGATGATTATGATTACATCAATATGAACATGCGCGGTGAGATAGCGACTATTGATGAGGGGATGACAAAAAGCGAACTCCTAAATTCTACTAGTCAAGAACAAGATGGGTTCAACAATACTGTTGAAAAACAGGACAGCTTTAGCTTTGATACCTCTACAGAAGATGAAGAGGAACCTTTCCAATGAACAAGGAAAACATAGCAAAGCTTTGTGTATCGTTAGGTCACAATATGAGGGAACTATTAGTTCACTTCAATATACCTTTTGAAGACCTCGACGACAGACTTATGGGCGTCTGTCCTATTCATGACGGGGCAGACAGTACTACCGGCTTTACGGTAGATCTTGAGGAAGGCGAATATTTTGGATGCTGGAGATGCTGGACTAGAGGTTGCGAGAAGCATTGGCTTCATAGTCCTCTCGGTCTGGTAAGAGCTTTACTGTCTGCGGAGAGAGGTAAAAAAATTACCTTTAACGAAGCAGTGCGATTTGGTTCTAACTTCATTAAGATGGACAAGACAGAGCTTCATAAAAAAAGCAAAACAATAAATTTTGAAAAAAGGAAGAGGCTCAAGGTAGGCATACAAGTTCCTCGCGAACAAGTCAGAAAGTCTTTGACAAGACCTGTAGATTATTTTCTCAAAAGAGGGTATAAAGCAGAAGTGCTAGATTTGTTTGATGTGGGAGCATGTTGGGAAAGAGGGAAATCAATGTACGGTCGAGCTGTTGCTCCCGTTTATGACCAAGATTTTAAAAACATGATAGGGTGCGTTGGACGGGTGATGCATGAAAATTATGAAGGCAACAAATGGATAAATTCTAAAAACTTCAACTCAGGGTCTCATTTGTATGGGTATTGGCTAACTAAAGACGGCATAAGGTCAACGCGAACAGTCATACTGGTAGAAGGTCAAGGGGACGTTTGGAGATTATGGGAAGCTGGAATTAAAAACGCTGTTGGTATTTTTGGCTCGAATTTAAGTGACGCACAGTGTAGAATATTAGAAACGTCAGGTGCTTTGAATATAGTGATACTAACTGACAATGATGAGTCAGGAGAAAAAGCAAGATCTCTAATAAAAGAAAAGTGTGACAGACTTTTTAATATATTTGAACCAACCATAGAAAACAATGACGTTGGCGATATGACAACACAAGAAATAAATGATACTCTTAAACCCCAATTACAAGGTCATATATAATGGGTAAAATATTAGGGATAGCAGGGGCTAAGCAAAGCGGCAAAACAACAGCTATGAAATTTTTACATGGCTATCAACTTCATTTGAACGAAGTGGTTGAAAAATTCCTTATGAGTAAAGATGGGGATATCTATGTCAATTCTGTGAGTATTAATAGCGAAGGTGAAGAAGAAGATATTCTAGGCATCCTAGATATAGAACGTAAAGACCCAGAGTTTATGGAGTGGTCTGAGCACAACGTCTGGCCTTTTGTCAAGACTTATAGTTTCGCAGACCCTCTAAAGATCATTGCGATTCAATTGTTTGGATTAACAGAAAAACAATGTTTCGGAACAGACGACGACAAGAATACTCCTATTAATGTTAAATGGGAAAGAATGCCAGATACCACCACTAAGGGAAGAACTGGCTTTATGACCGCCAGAGAATTCTTACAGAATTTTGGTACTGACATATGTAGAAGTATAAAATCTAACGTATGGACAAGCGCTTGCTTAACAAGAATCCAGCGAGATGATTCTGAGCTAGCAATAGTTCCAGACGTTAGGTTCCCCAACGAGATAGAGGCAATACAAGAAGCCGGAGGAAAAGTAATCAAGCTTACAAGACGGCCATATCAAGATGATCATTCAAGCGAGACTTCTTTGGATAGTAAAGATGTTACGGATAAGTTTGATTATGTTCTAGACAATTCAGGGCTAGGCATCGACGAAACAAACATGGAACTTCTAAAAGTCTTAAAGGAATGGGAATGGCTGAAAACCAAAACATCATAAGTATTCCATGGGATTACAATATGGTAATGAGCGCTCATAAAAAAGCAAAACAACTTGGAGGAATTAAAAATTCCATATTAAAAGGCGGAGGAAACGCCGCTGGTTATTTGGGAGAAGAAGCAGTAGCCTCTTACATTGAGGCCCAAATAATTAGCTGTAACAAAGGA